CAACGCTCCGCTGCTGCCAATGCCTATTAGAGTAAAGCCCTATAAACATCAAATCACCGCATTTAATTTCGTCTGCAAGAAACTTGGACTATTGCCGGGGCTCACGTATTCACCGACAGGTTACGGCGCTGCGCTTCTGATGGAGATGGGAACGGGCAAAACTCTCACGACTATAGCTGTCGAAGGTGCTCTGTATAATTCCGGGCGTATCCGCAGGGTACTGGTAGTATCGCCACTATCAGTTACGGGGGTATGGAAAGATGAACACGATGCGTATGCAGATTTTGATTACACGCTCGCTGTACTCAAAGGAAGTGGCGAAAAAAAGATCGATACTCTCCGGCATATGGCTGGCCAGCCTCTTCAAGTAGTCGTTGTGAACTACGAATCGGCATGGCGGCTGGAACGTGAACTCGCGGTATGGAAACCTGACCTCATCGTCGCAGACGAAGGACACAAAATCAAGACGCATAATATCGCCGCTTCAAAAGCGATGCATCGGTTAGGCGCGGTGGCTAAATACCGGTTGCTCTTAACAGGAACACCTGTGACGAACAAGGCAATCGACATTTTCAGTCAGTACAAGTTTGTCGATCCGCGTATCTTCGGGCAGAGCTTTTACAGCTTCAGAAACCACTACTTTTTCATGACCGGCTATGGCAATCACACGCCAGTTTTGAAAAAGAGCATGGAAGAAGAGCTGACCCGTCGTATGCATTTCATTGCGTTTCGTGCGACAAAAAAGGATTGCCTTGACCTACCGGAAACAACCGATATTATCCGAAAAGTCGAACTGGAGCCGAAGGCGATGAAGCTGTATCAGAGTCTTGTCAAGGAAAGCTATGCTGAGCTGTCTAACGGCGAGGTCACTATTACCAATATACTGACAAAACTCCTGCGCCTGTCCCAGCTTACGGGAGGCTTCATCGGCAGCGACGAAAGCAGCGCCACTGAGCAGGTAAGCACGGCGAAGCTGGAAGTACTGGAAGATATCATCGACTCAACCTTGGAAGAAGGAAGAAAGCTGGTTATCATCGCCCGCTTTGTACCTGAGCTGGACGCCATCTGTCGGCTTCTTGAAAAGAAGCGCATCAACTACTCGCTTATCAAGGGCGGCATCAAAGACCGCGACGAGCAGGTCGCAAGATTTCAGAATGACCCCGATGTACCTATATTTGTCGGGCAGGTAGCGACAGCAGGGCTGGGCATCACACTCACGGCGGCAAGCACGATGGTGTTTTATTCTCTGGATTACTCAATGTCGAATTTCGAGCAATGCAAAGCCCGCATCCATCGCGCCGGTCAGCATATGCCATGCACTTACATCTACCTCACTGCGCAAGGCACCGTCGATGAAAAGGTGCTTAAAGCATTGAAAAGCAAAGCAAACCTAGCGAAAACGCTGGTTGATGATTATCGCTATGGCAACAACCCATTTATTTAATGAAGGAGCTTTTACTATGGACAATTCAGAAAAAATGTTTGAACTCGCAGATAGGCTTAAAGCCCTGCACGTTCAAAAAAAGGAAGTCGAACAAAACCTCAAGGACATCAACGCTGAGCTGGAAGAAGTTGATGCTGCACTGGCACAACTCATGACTGATACTGAGACGCAGAATTTTACCCGCTCTGGCACCTTGTTCTGCCTTACCAGTACCATCCGTGCATCAGCGATGGCTGACCGTAAAGAGGAACTGTTTGAAGCTCTTCGTGCCGAAGGGCATGGCGGGCTGATTTACGAAACCGTTAACGCCAACAGCCTGTCAGCTTTTGTCAGAGAACAGATATCAGAAAACGATGACGTTTTACCCGAATGGCTTAACGGCCTGGTCAATGTGTTTGAAAAAACCACTGTGGGTGTCCGCAAAGCAACCCGCAAGTAATGAAAGGATGAAAATATCATGAAAAACAACGAGAACAAAGCCCTTGCCACCAAGAACAGTGCGTTTATGGCACTGAAAGACTTTAACCTGAACGACGCGCTTACCGAAGAACTATCCGGCTTGTCCGGCAGCTTTGAGCGCATTAGAATTCCCGCCGCTGGTATGACAGTGTTTGAAATCCCCGGTGAAAATCCCGACAGTCCTGAAACCGTCAAGGAATTTTCAGCGGTTATCCTGCATCACCACCCGCTGTATGCCTACTATACGGACAAATACACCGGAGGATCTAATCCCCCTGATTGCGGCAGCTTTGATGGCATCACCGGTGTAGGCAATCCCGGCGGAGATTGCTCCAAGTGTCCGTTTAACAAATTCGGCTCCGGAGAGAACGGAGCAAAAGCTTGTAAAAACCGCCGCCGCATTTATCTGCTCCGAGAGGGCGAGATTTTTCCGATGATCCTCTCCCTTCCAACCGGATCGCTTAAGGACTTTACCCGTTACATTATGCGTCTGCTCTCAAAAGGCAAAAAATCCAACGCGGTAGTTACGAAATTCACCCTAAAAAAGGCTACCAACAACAGCGGTATCGCATATTCCCAAGCACAATTCTCAGTCGACCGTGATTTAACCAATGAGGAATTTGCGCTTATTTCAGGGCTCACCGAGCAGGTCAAAGCATTCTCCGTTCGTGTCGGCTACGATAACGAATCTTCAGTTGATGTAGCTGCAAATATTGACCCCGAAACCGGCGAGATTATTGAGCCTTTGGCCTAAAGCAATAAAGCCGCAGGTCGGGTGGTCATGCACTACCCGACCCCATGCGGCAGATTGGAGCTGTTTATGGATTATAACATTATTTATGCAACCAAAGAAATACACGCTTATATCGGCGATGCGGGCATCGTGGCATTTGACTTTGAGACAGCGCCGGACGATAAATGGCGCGACGAGCCGAAGGCGGCATTGGATGCGCACAAGGCACACATTGTTGGTATCAGCCTTTCGGTCAAAGAAGGCAGCGCCGTTTACATACCCCTCTCACATAAGGTTGGAGTTAATGCCATTGACCACGCTGGTGTGCTGGAATACCTGAGAGAAGCCGTATTTGAGAATCCAAGGGTGGTCAAGGTGGCGCACAATCTTTCCTTTGAGGCGATGTTTCTTTATGCACTGGGTATCGTCGTTTGTGAGCCTTGTTATGATACCATCGCCGCAGCGCAACTGACACTTAAGAGCAAATTTGAGTTCCGTAACCTGTCAGACAGCGGATTAAAGCTGCTTTCGACTTCATTATTCGGTGCAGAGATGCCGGATTTTGCAGCTGTGACGGCAGGTCGCCTTTTTGATGAGATGGATCCTGCGGATAAAGAAACTCTTCGTTATGCTTGTGCTGACAGCGATTACACCTTGCGGCTATACCACAAATTCAATGACTGGTTTGCCAAAAACCTGCCCCATCACAGAGAAATCGTGGAGCGCATTGAATCGCCGACGTCGGTCTATTGCGGCATGATGAAATATAACGGTGTGCCCATGAATTTAGCGGCAATGTGTGAAAGGCAAAAAGAAGCTGAGAAAAAGCTCATAACCATCCGTGTCGAAATTGACAAGATTACCGGTGGAGTAGACATCGGAGCAAATGCCTCAACATCGGCATTCAAAAAGTACCTCTTTAGTGACCTTGGTCTTCCGGTACTTAAAACGACAGAAAAGCATCAGGCAGCGACGGATGATGCGACAATGATAATGCTCGCTGAATACTGCCGAGTTAAGCGCCCGGAGCTTGTCCGCCTGTTTGAACTGGTACAGGAGTATCGCAAGTGGGGCAAGCTCAAAAGCACATACATCGACGGATATATGACACATATCAATTCTGCTACTGGGCGCATCCACCCCGACCTCATGCCTCTCGGTACTGAAACTGGGCGTTTTGCCTCGCGTAACCCCAACCTGCAAAACTGCCCACGCAAAGATAATGACCCGGTTGGCGTACGCAATTTCATTGCAGCACCGGAGGGCAGCTTGATTGTCTCATTGGATTTTTCCCAGATAGAATTACGTGTTGGTGCTTTCTATTGTCGCGACGAAAAAATGCTTGATGTTTATCGCAGAGGCGGAGATATCCACGCCCAGACCACAACGGTCATCTACGGCATCCCTTTTTCGGAGGCAATAGATAAAAATGCACCTCATTATAAGGAGCGTCGAACCATTGCAAAGAACTGCAACTTCGGTGTGTTTTATGGGCTATATGCCGCAGGACTACAAAAAACACTGCGATTTAAGGCAGGGCTGGACATTTCAAAACAGGACTGCGAAAAAATTATTGATAGTTTGAAAGCAGGATACCCCGGCTTGACGCGCTGGCAGGACGAAACAAAAAAGCGAGCCGCAACAACGTTATATGCGGAGACATGGCTTGGCCGCCGAAGATACATCGTCGGCATCCTCTCGACCGACTGGGGCAAGCGCTCTTTTGCCGAACGCTGCGCAATGAATACCCCGATTCAAGGCACTGCCGCCGATATCATCAAGCTGGCAATGGCACGTATCGTCCAAGGTATCAAGGAACGTCCGTGGCTCCAGCCTTTTCTGCAAATTCACGATGAGCTGGTATTTGAAATCCCTGCAAACAAGCTTGATGAAGCAGTTTCCTTTGTTAAAGATTGCATGGAAGAGGTGCCCTTTTCGGAATTTGACGTGCCGATCATTGCTGAGGCAGCATACGGCACGAATTTCGGTGATCTGATTGAAGTGGAGGGTGCGTGATGTGGATAGATAAATACAATTCTGAGGGTTATTACGACCCAACAACATATGAAGCCATGCGTGAGATTCTACGCGAGGAGCTGAACCGCCGTTATGGAACAGGTTATCGCCCTCTCGTATTCATTTGTTCGCCATTTGCAGGAAATTTAGAAGCGAATACCGAGCGGGCTAAGCACTACTGCCGCTTCGCTGTAGGGCAAAATGCAATCCCAATCGCACCGCATCTGCTTTACCCGCAGTTTATGGATGAGCATGACCCTGACAGCCGGAAACTGGGTCTTTTCTTCGGGCGCGTCCTGCTCGGAAAATGCCAGGAATTGTGGGTATTTGGTGATACCGTATCAGAAGGTATGAGCTACGAAATACGCAAGGCACAGAAGCGAAACATTCCGATACGGTATTTCACGGAAGATTGTGAGGTGAAAGCGATATGACCTACCCAAAAGAGTTAACGGATCGAAAACAATGGGTCAACTGGCGACTCATCCCCGATAAGGTTGGCGGCAAGGACAAGAAAATGCCGTATAACCCTGTGACAGGCAAAAATGCTGCATCCAACAACCCGGCAACTTGGACGGATTATGCAACAGCCGCAGATGCGGTTGAGCGTTATGGTTTTTCGGGCGTGGGCTTTATGTTCTCCAAGGACGACGATTTTGTAGGTGTGGACATTGACCATTGCTACGACCCCAAAACAAAGACCTTCAACGATACTGCCAAGGCTATCATCGCAAGGCAGCCGACGTACATGGAGTTTTCGCCCTCCGGAACCGGCGTTCATCTTTTCTTCAAAGGTAAAATGCCAGGCAACGGCAACAAGAATACCAAGACCGGCGTGGAAATGTATGAGCATACCCGCTACTTCACTATGACAGGTAATAAGCTCGACGGAGCAACCGAAACCATCGCCGTGGATAATGGTACACTCAAGTGGATTCACGAAACATATATCCGCTCACCCAAGAAGCAAAAGAAAAAGGCAAAAAAGAACGCAGCAGTGCAGCTTTCCGATGACGACCTTCTTGAGCTAGCGAAAAATGCAGAAAATGGAGAGGCTTTTGAAAAGCTGTGGTATGGCAATTGGCAGGATGATTACGCAAGTCAGTCGGAAGCGGATATGGCGCTTTGTTGCAAGCTGGCATTCTGGGCAGGTAAAAACAAGGAGCAGATGGATAGGCTCTTCCGGCAAAGCGGACTATTTCGTGAAAAATGGGATGTACGGCATCATGCCAGCGGAGCAACCTATGGCGAGGAAACACTGGCAAAGGCCTGCGACATCACCGAAGATGTATACACTCCCGGCGGTGATACTCCTGTATTTGAGTACAAGGGACAATATTTCCGCAGGAAAAACGATAACACGTATTTGCTTACAAATTTTGTGTTTGTGCCGGTAGAAATGATTGTTGCCGATGAGGAAACACAGCTGACTGCCGACCTTGTGACGGTGCGCGGCGAGACATACCGATTGACCTTCATGACAACGGATTTTGCTAATCAACAGAAATTTAAAAATGCGCTCAACAAGCGCACTATCGCTCTTAGCTACACGGGATCTGACGGCGACTTGGAACTTCTCAAAGCATATATCTCCGAATTAGACTGGTCTGTGAAAAAAGGCGTTAAGGCTATGGGCATCTACGAGCATGAAAAAGGAATGGTATTTGTTTCTATGGACGGTACGGTTGACGCGAACGGTACAGCTGTCGATGACATCATTCAATTGGAAAAGTACCGCAGCATTGACAGTACTATTCTGTCTGCAAAGCCCTTAACGGCACCCCAGCTTCAGAAATTAGGCGAAAAATTGATGTCCTACAACGAACCTGCAAAAACGGTTTCCATATTATCATGGATATGTGGTTGCTTCATAAAAGAACATCTCCGGAAAAGGAACGTGAAGTTCCCTCATCTCATGCTCATCGGCGAAGCAGGCAGCGGCAAAAGCAATACGCTGGAGCGGGTCATTATGCCGGTGTTTTCAAGGGCAAAAATCATTGCAGCCGGCCAAACAACAGCTTTTACCCTTATGAAAGACGCGGCATCCTCTAATGTCATTCCAATGGCACTGGATGAATTCAAGCCGTCAAAGATTGACAAATACCGACTTGATGCGCTGCTAAACCATTTTCGTAACAGCTATGATGGTCAAGAAGGTATTCGTGGACGCGCCGACCAGAGTATTGTAAGCTACGAGCTTCTCGCCCCGCTTGTAGTTGCCGGTGAGGAGTCGGCTGATGAAGCTGCAATCAGGGAGCGCAGCATCGAGCTTCTGTTCTCCAAGAAAGACCTGAGGCCGATAGGTTACCGCGCGGCTTTTCAAGAGTTATGCAGGAGCGCCGATTTACTCGGCGGCTTCGGTCATAGCTTATTGAATATCGCACTGAAAACAAACGTAAGCGAATGCTATTCGTGGTATGAGGAAGCGCTTGGATGCTTCAGCAAGGAGTTTCCGTCGCGTATCGTTAACAACCTCGCCTGTATGGTCACCGGCCTGCGGCTGCTTGAAAAGCTATGCAAGTCGCTTGGACTGACCTGGCATGAGGCATTTCCGTTTAGCCTTGAACACTGTACAAAGTACATTGAGTATGCGGCAAAAGAATATTTGCTTGATGGCGGATTGAGCAATAAAAGCGTGGTTGAGCAGACGCTTGAAATCATGTCACGTATGGGGCTTGATCCCAAAAGCGAATTCACGATCTGCGATGGTGGTACGGTGCTGGCGCTGCGGCTCAATCCTATATACGACAAATACACTAAATACCGCAAGGATTATGCCGTTGTCGGTGAAACACTGACCTACGCACAATTCAAAAAGCAGCTAACTCATTCGGATTATTTTCTTGAAAGCAATGTGCAAAAACGCATCGGATCAGAAAATCGGCGTGTTTGGACGCTCAATTATGAGTTGCTTAAAGCTCGGTGCGATGTGTCCGGCTTTGAGATCACAGAGATAGAACCGCTATGAACAATGCAAATTGTAACCTCACAGGACAAAACGCAACTTCCCGAAGAGCAAAAGCTACAAGAAAAGTTACGCCCAAAAACCACTATATACAAGCACAATTTGAGTTTTCTTATCTTTTGTAACTTTGTAACTTCTAAAATTAAGGATATACACGCGAGAGCAACAACTCCCATGACGCGAGCGCGTGTGTGCGTGTAAATATATGCACACCTATATATTTTATGGTTACGAGGTTACAAGCTGCAAATAAGTTACAAGGAGGATCCCATGTCTGAAAAAGAAATTGCATCTAAAATCCTTCGTTATTTAAAAACCGTTCCGAAGTGCTTCGCTTGGAAGGAGCATGGCGGAATTTATGGTACAGCAGGCATCCCGGATATCATTGCCTGCATCGGCGGCAGGTTTTACGCCTTTGAAGTAAAAACACCCGAAGGCAAAACAACAAAACTGCAAGAAGCAACTATTCGCAAAATCCTCGCCTGTGGCGGCATCGTTTTAGTCGTCCATTCGGTTGATGAGGTGCGAGCTGTTATAAACAGCTCCCTGCAATGATACCCCAAACAATGCATCCGTGCTTTACATATACATCGCTGACATTGCGGCACTGCTTCTTAAAAATTAAAATTAAGGAGCGTGTTCCATAATGATTGACAATTATAATAATCTGGCTAACGCCATCATTCTTCAGGCGGTCAAGGATTACCGCAAGGCGCTGCGCACCATTTCTCATTATCCCAATAACCGCTCGGCGCAGTATGAGCGCAGGCGTATTGAGCAGTTTTTCCGTTCCAGATGGTTTGGCGTGCTAACAAGCATCGATCCGGAAATGCTTATCACCAAGCTAAAAGCGGAGGTGATTGCATGACTGTCAAAGCATATCTCGGGCTGGCATACAGGCTTGACCAGCGTATCAATTCTAAGCTCGAGCAAATCGCTTCACTAAATGAATTGGCTACAAAATGCACCTACACCCTAACGGGCATGCCTCGCAATCCAAATCGTAGTACATCAACGATGGCCGATGCTGTGGCAAAGATTATCGACCTGCAAGCGGAAATCAACCGTGATATCAATCGGCTCGTTGACCTGAAGCGCGAGATAGTCAGGCTCATAAAAACTGTGGATAACACAGAGCATCAGACGCTTCTGGAGCTGCGCTACCTCTGCTTTAAAACTTGGGAGCAGATAGCTGTTGACATGGGCTATAATGTACGCCACGTATACCGACTTCACGATGAAGCAGTAGAAAACATTACAGTTCCGCAAACTCAGCAGTAAATGTCACTGTTTGTCAGGTAGCCATTTGTGATAGTATATACTTAGGAAACCAGAATTCAGTAAAGCCCCGTTGGGAAAAGTCCACGGGGCTTTTGTTATGCCCAAGGAGGTGACCCTATGCCAAAGAAACCAAAGCGGCCGTGTCGACACCCCAGTTGTCCTAAACTGACGGATGATTTGTATTGTGTGGAGCATCAGCGGCAGGCCACGCGCCACTATAATCATTTCCAGCGCGAGCCTGAAACCAATAAAAGATATGGTCGTTCGTGGAAACGCATACGCGACCGTTACATCAAGGCACACCCTCTATGCGAGGAGTGTAAAAAGGCTGATCGCTTAACGCCTGCCGAAGAGGTACACCATATCCTCCCGCTCAGCCGCGGAGGTACAAATGACTTTAGTAATCTCATGACGCTATGTAAGTCGTGTCACTCACGTATTACTGCCGAGAGCGGCGACCGGTGGGGGCGCTAAAATCTCTAGAACTTTTTAAAGCGGACAGCGGCGTGGGGCTTCGTGCGAGAAATCGCAGTTTCAAACGGCTAATATCCCCCCACCGGAAAGGAGTGTGATGAATATGGCAAAGGACGGCACCAACAGAGGCGGTGCAAGAATCGGCTCAGGGCAAAAAAAGAAAGCCCTCTCCGATAAAATCTTGGACGGCAATCCCGGTAATCGAAAGCTGACTGTAATGGACTTTACCGATATGGCGGATCTGACCGGAGAATCAATGCCGCAACCAAGAGGCTACCTTACAGCAAAACAGAAAGACGGTTCCACAACACTGGCGGCGGAGATTTTCAATAATACATGGCAATGGCTTAGGGATCGGGGTTGTGCTCAATTAGTAACCACTCAGCTTATCGAGCAATATGCCCAGAGCGTGGCTCGATGGATCCAGTGCGAGCAGGCAATCAGCGAATTTGGCTTTCTTGCTAAGCACCCCACCACCGGCAATGCTATTCCGTCCCCCTATGTTTCGATGTCTCAAAACTTCATGAAGCAGGCCAACAACATATGGTTCCAGATTTATCAGGTGGTACGAGAAAACTGCACCACAGAATATCGCGGTGCAACGCCCCACGATGATGCAATGGAAAAGTTACTCAGTGCCCGTATAGGCGCACGATAAAACGGAGGAATGTGAAATGACAACTTACAAAACAGCAGAAAGTGTATGTAAAGGTCATCCGGATAAGCTCTGCGATCTGATTGCTGACCATATCTTGGATGCGTGTCTCAGAAGGGACAGAGCTTCTCGCGTGGCATGCGAGGTTATGGCGACTAAGGGCAAAATCATCGTGGCGGGCGAAATCACCTGTAGCAAAAAAGTGGATATTCGTTTTATCGTGCGGAATGTCCTGCGCGAAGTAGGATATAATCCTTGGAAATTTGCTGTGTTCGTATTCGTTCATCGACAGAGCGCTGATATCGCAGCCGGCGTCGATACGGCAATTGAAGCACGAAACGGCGTGCGAGACCCTTATGGTTCTGTCGGCGCGGGTGATCAAGGTACAGTATACGGATACGCGACAAAGGAAACGCGTGAGTATTTGCCTTTACCGTTGGTGCTTTCGCATCGTATTGCCAAGCGCATTGATGAATGCCGCGAAGGAAAGCTCATCAAGGGCATCCTACCGGACGGCAAGTGTCAGGTCACGGTCGAATATGAAGACGGCAAGCCAAAACGTGTGAAAACCGTGGTGATCTCTGTCCAGCATGATGAGAATAAAACACAGGAGCAGCTGCGCACGGATATTATGAATAATGCCTTGTGGCAGTGCTTTGAGGATTTCCCCATTGACGATGATACCGAAATACTCATTAACCCCAGCGGACGATTCGTCGATGGAGGCCCTACTGCTGATACAGGGCTGACAGGCAGAAAAATCATGGTGGATACTTACGGAGGGCTTGCATCTCATGGCGGCGGAGCGCTTAGCGGCAAAGATCCAACGAAGGTTGACCGCAGCGGCGCATATATGGCAAGGTACATCGCGAAGAACATTGTATGGAGCGACTTGGCTGAAAGATGCGAGGTCGCTCTTTCTTATGCAATCGGCAAAGCAAGTCCCGTAGCAGTGGCGGTCACTTCATTTGGAACAAGCAAGCTGACAGACGAGCAGCTCACCATGATTGTGCAGGAGGTCTTTAATCTGCGCCCCGCCGCCATCATCGAAAAGCTGCGTTTGCGAACCGCGATTTATGAAAGCACGGCGGCATATGGTCATTTCAATTCCTGCCTCTTTCCGTGGGAAAATGTAGATTGCCATAAGGAGCTAAGAAAGGCGGCAGAGAAGTATGCTGATTGAAAAGATTCCCGCGGCAAAGCTCAATCCAGCCGCATATAACCCGCGAAAAGACCTGAAGCCAGGTGACAAGGAATACGAAAAACTCAAGCGCTCTATCGCGGAGTTCGGATATGTAGAACCGATCATCTGGAATAAGACAACCGGAAATGTGGTCGGAGGTCACCAGCGGTTGAAAGTGCTACTCGACCTTGGGCAGACGGAAATCGACTGCGTGGTAGTGGAGCTTGATGACAAACGCGAAAAGGCACTTAACCTTGCACTTAATAAAATACAGGGCGATTGGGACGAAGCAAAGCTGGCATCGCTCATGGCAGAGTTTGACGCATCTACCTTTGATGTATCCCTCACAGGCTTCGATGCCGACGAGGTGGATGCGCTCTTAAATAAGTTTTACTCGAAGGATGCCATACAGGATGACTTCGACGTAGACAAAGAAAAGGAAACCATTGAAAGCGCCGGCGAAACTCGGACACATCCAGGAGATATCTGGCTGCTTGGACAACATCGACTTTTATGCGGTGACAGCACCAGCGAGGTGGATTTCGACCGCTTGATGGACGGCGCTCACGCCCAGTGCGCGGTTACCTCTCCTCCATACGGCGTCGGAAAAGAATATGAAAAGGCCGGGATTGAACCGTGGTTTGAAACTATGCGACCCGCTATAAAGAACATCTGTAAAAACGCAGATATCGTCTGTTGGAACATTGGAGACCTGTACGCTACGGGCACCCAGTTTATCGAGCCGACCGAAATGTATAGCATTGGGCTATTTAGTGACAACGGCTTTCGTCCTATCTGGATTCGCATATGGAAAAAGCAGGGCATGAATTTCGGAAATTCGCCCTATCACCTTGTGACGAATAAACCGGTGCAGCAGTACGAATATATCACAGCGCTGGCTGCGCAGGAAACTGAAGAATATAACGACCAAGAGTTTGCTTGGGTTTCGGCATTCGCCGGTCATTCCTATAAGTTTGTGAAGCGGCTCACCAAGGATGAGCGTAAAAAATGGGGCTATGCCGGTATTTGGGAAATATCTACCGTGCGAGCCAACAAAGATCACCCAGCAATGTTTCCTGTCGAGCTGCCGTGGCGATGTATTAAAATGCATTCTGACCGCGGCGGTGTTGTACTGGAGCCTTTCGCGGGTTGTGGAACGACGCTCATCGCCTGTGAACAGACCGAACGCAGGTGTTACGCGATGGAGATTTCTCCGCTCTATTGCGATCTCATCGTAAAACGCTGGGAAACATTCACCGGCGAGGCTGCCGTAAAACTGGAGGCATGATATGGACATTCAAAAATTATCAATAGAAAAGCTGAATCCTGCAGCATACAATCCGCGTAAAGACCTCAAGCCCGGCGATCCTGAATATGAAAAGCTGCGCCGCTCCATCGAGGAATTCGGTTATGTTGAGCCCATCATCTGGAACAAGCGCACGGGCAACATTGTCGGCGGACATCAGCGGTACAAGATGCTGGTGGCACTCGGATATACTGATGTAGACTGCGTGGTACTGGATATCGACGAGCAAAAGGAAAAAGCCTTAAATGTGGCGCTCAACAAGATATCAGGCGAGTTCGACATCCCGCTTTTAACCGATCTCTTAAAGGACATTGGCGCAAGTGGCTTTGATGTATCCCTCACGGGTTTCGATGCCGCCGAGATGGATGCGTTGTTCAGGGATAGTATAGTCGGAGGAATCAAAGAGGACGATTTTGACGAGCCATTACCTGAAACGCCCATTTCTAAGCAGGGAGATATCTGGCTGCTTGGACGGCATCGCCTAATCTGCGGCGATGCTACAAAAGCGGAAACATATAAAAAGCTGCTGGACGGCCAGCAAGCAAATCTCGTGATTACAGATCCGCCATACAACGTGGACTATAAAGGCACTGCGGGAAAACTTAAAAATGACAATATGGAAAGTACCAAGTTCCGCGCATTCCTGCTCTCGGCATATCGGTGTATGTATGATGCGTTGGTAGACGGTGGCGGCATTTATGTTTTCCATGCCGATCGTGAGACCGTCAATTTCAGAACAGCATTTACCGAAGCAGGCTTCTTCTGTCATCAGACTTGTATATGGATAAAGAATACACCAGTCTTGGGGCGCTGCGATTATCAATACAACCATGAGCCTGTTCTCGTGGGCTGGAAGCCAACAGCCGGTCACAACTGGTACGCCGACCGTAAACAGCGCACGACATGGAATTTTGACCGGCCCAGCAAGAGTAAATATCATCCTACTATGAAACCGGTAGCGTTGTGCGCATATCCGATTATGAACAGTTCACTAACAAACAATATCGTGCTTGACCCCTTCGGCGGTAGTGGCAGTACTCTCATTGCATGTGAACAGACGGAGCGCATTTGCTATACGATCGAGTTGGATGAGCGTTATGCCGATGTTATCGTAAAACGGTACATAGAGCAAAAAGGCTCGGATACCGACGTTTACCTAATGCGTGATACACAAAAAACTGCATATAGAGATGTCAAAAAGTCTGTGGAATAACGCTTGCTATTCTACAGACTTTATGGCTCTATATGACCTGCGTAGAACGCAGAAAGGTGGTAAATGCAATGGAACATAACACATTTGAAGTCCGGTATAACGTTACCGGCGACGAGCGCAAGCGTCTCGTTCGGGCAATGGGCGACATTTTGGAAGCTGAGCCTAAATACTTGGGTGCACCGAGTTTCGCTTACGAGATTGGTTATTTCACTGTTGATAAAATCGGTACCGTTGCCTTTGATAGTCGTGCTGACAGCGAGGAAATCGAAAAGCTCATCGAGCGACTGCATGAATTGGGCTTTGAAGCAGAAAAGGTCAGCAGTGACACTAATGATGTTGACGAGCTTGTTATTGAGATGCCGCTGACAGACTTCACTCCTGAAAAACTTGATAACCTTGTTAAACTGGTCGCTGCAAAGGAATCGCTTCTCAAGGCAGCATTAGGTGCTGAAGATTTGCCCATTCAGCAGACAGAAAACACACTTCGATTCCCGTGGTTCAAAGGATGCTTAGACAGCGATTCGGTTCACGCTTATACCACACTCATTTCAAAGCTCTGTGAAACGGCAAAGGAAAAGCAGCGAGTCAGTACCAAGAAGCGTGAGGTTGATAATCCCAAATACGCAATGCGGTGCTGGCTCCTCTCTCTCGGCTTTATTGGTGACGAATACAAGGTTAGCAGAAAAATCCTACTGAAAAACCTCTCCGGCAGCAGCGCATTCAAATCTCCGAAAGGTAGTGCATGTGATGAGAAATAGATTTCCTTCAAGAGAAACCGTCGAACGTATCCGGGCTCAATATCCCGTCGGGTGCCGTGTGGAACTGTTAAAAATGGATGACATACAAGCTCCTCCTATTGGCACTAAAGGTACTGTCACTGGCGTGGATGACATTGGCTCCATAATGGTTTCGTGGGATAACGGCAGCTCGCTTCATGTCGTATATGGCGAGGATTTCTGCAGGAAGCTGGAGGAAACACGCGATGGACAGTAAAGTTAAAGAACAAATTCTCGCCGTCCGAGATACCGGACTAACCAATATGTTCGATACCCGCACCGTTCAGCACATTGCCCACGAAATGGACTTCCTTGAACTGGTTACTTTTCTTGAGGAAAACAAGGACAAATACGTCCGCTTTATCCTCACGGGTGAGGAATAACGCTGTAAACTACACAGTTTCTACAGCAATAACAGCCTAAAAATTCGTGTAGTTTATGACCGTATTTATCGCATAATTGACTGGATATAGTGTGTTTTTAGAGTTAATATGTCACTACCGAAAGGGGAAACACACTAAACGGAGGGCAATAACATGACAAACCAACTTCACCTGAACCAGACGGTTCGCAACCTCGGCATCCTCGCCAAGATCGTCGGCTTCCATGGAGTCACGGGCGACCCGATACTCCGCCCGCTTTGGAACGACGGCACCAAGTGGCTCGTAAGCGCAACCATGTGCGAGCCGGTCGATGAGAATCCCGCCGAGGTCTGGCGGCACAAAAACGGTCTTGTGAACCTCGACTAAGCCGAACCTCAAAAGAAAGGAGAAAAAACATGGACTACCGAAAACTCATCAGCGAGCAGCTTGGCGACGGATACACTTTCGTGAAGGCTTACAACGCTTTTGAAAACGGAGAGTTGCGGATTATCGCCAAGGACGCGCAGGGTTGCGAACACCGCTACATTCTAGTGGACGGCGAACTAACGGAAAAACCCTAACCTAAAATCGAAAACAGCCGAGAACACCCCGAAAGGGGCTGTCTCTCGTACAGACAGTTTTAGAAGGCTTGCCTGTGGCAGGTCATTTTTTATGCCATTTTGAAAGGAGGCGGCTGATATACGAAAACTCAAGAAATACACACCAACTCGTTTTATGGCGAAGGATTCCGTATACTGCAAGGAAGCCGCCGACTATGCTGTCGCTTTCATTCAAGCTTTGCGTCATACCAGCGGCATATGGGACGGTCGGCCTTTTGAACTTATAGATTGGCAGGAACAGATCATTCGAGATGTATTTGGTGTTCTAAAGCCAAACGGATACCGTCAGTTTAATACAGCATATATCGAAATACCAAAAAAGAATGGAAAGTCAGAGCTTGCTGCAGCAGTTGCGCTTTTATTGACTTGTGGCGATGGCGAACAGCGCGCTAAGGTATATAGCTGTGCTTCGGATAAGAACCAAGCAAAGATCGTGTTTGAGGTTGCTGTGGCAATGGTGCGCAAATCACCAGCATTAACAAAGCGGGTTAAGATTACTGAATCGACCAAGACCCTTGTATATATGCCCACGGAGAGTACTTATCAGGTGCTCTCCGCGGACGTGGCGAATAAGCATGGATTCAATACCCACGGTGTTATTTTCGATGAATTGCATACGCAGCCTAATAGAAAGCTCTTTGACGTTATGACCAAAGGCAGCGGAGATGCCCGAATGCAGCCACTATATTTTTTGATTACCACTGCCGGAGACAACACGAACTCCATCTGTTATGAAGTGCATCAAAAAGCACTGGATATACTTTCGGGACGCAAGACGGATCCAACATTTTATCCTGTCATCTTTGGGGCTGCGGAAACGGATGACTGGACGGATCCAAAGGTATGGAAAAAAGCAAACCCTTCCCTTGGTATCACAATAGGGATCGACAAGGTAAAGGCGGCTTGTGAGAGTGCAAAGCAAAATCCGGCCGAGGAGAACAGCTTCCGGCAACTCCGGCTGAACCAGTGGGTAAAACAGTCTGTACGCTGGATGCCAATGGATAAATGGGATAAGTGTGCGTTTAAGGTAGATCCCGAATCGCTCGAAGGCCGCGTCTGCTATGGTGGGCTTGACCTCTCCTCTTCCACTGATATCACAGCCTTCGTGCTGGTCTTTCCACCGGTGGATGAGGATGATAAATACACTGTTTTGCCGTTTTTCTGGATGCCGGAGGACAACATTGATTTACGTGTTCGACGTGATCATGTAAATTATGATTTATGGCAGAAGCAGGGTTTCCTCAAAACTACTGAAGGCAATGTTGTGCATTATGGATTCATCGAAGCCTTTATCGAGGAACTCGGTACAAAATATAACATCCGTGAAATTGCCTTTGACCGCTGGGGTGCTGTGCAGATGGTGCAGAATCTCGAGGGCCTTGGTTTTACAGTTGTGCCCTTCGGTCAGGGCTTTAAGGATATGTCTCCGCCCACAAAAGAATTGATGAAACTGACGCTGGAACAGAAGATTGCTCATGGCGGACATCCTGTTCTTCGGTGGATGATGGACAATATCTTCATCCGCACCGACCCAGCGGGCAATATTAAGGCAGATAAAGAAAAGTCGACTGAAAAAATCGATGGCGCTGTGGCAACGATTATGGCACTCGACCGTGCGATTCGTTGCGGAAACGACAATGGCGAGAGTGTTTATGATAAACGCGGTCTGCTTATTTTTTAGCAAAGGAGAGTGATGACTATGGGAATCTTACAAGGAATATTCAGGGCACGTGACAAACCTAAAAACGCACTTGGCGGCAGCCGCTACAGCTTCTTTTTCGGAAACACAAGTGCTGGAAAGCCGGTTAACGAGCATACAGCAATGCAGATGACAGCCGTCTATTCTTGCGTGAGGATACTGTCTGAAACATTGGCGGGGCTGCCGCTTCATGTGTACAGATATAATGATTCGGGCGGCAAAGAGAAATATTTGAAGCACCCTTTATATAAACTGCTCCATGATGAGCCGAACCCTGAGATGACTTCATTTGCGTTCCGGGAAACGCTGATGAGTCATCTTTTGTTATGGGGCAATGCTTACGCACAGATTATCCGAAATGCCCGTGGTGAGGTTCTCGCCCTCTATCCCCTTATGCCGAACAAAATGACAGTCGACCGCGACAGCAAAGGTCGCTTGTTTTACCTTTACACCCGCACAAGTGAAGATACTCCTACTCTTGGCGATGACAGCCAGGTCTATCTCACGCCGTCCGAAGTTCTGCATATTCCGGGACTGGGCTTTGACGGACTTATTGGCTACTCACCGATAGCTATGGCGAAAAATGCAGTGGGACTTGCCATCGCGACCGAAGAATACGGCGCGAAGTTTTTCGCAAACGGAGCCGCACCGGGCGGTGTGCTTGAACACCCCGGCACCATAAAGGACCCGCAAAAGGTCAAGGATAGCTGGAATGCCGCCTACCAAGGCTCGCAAAATGCGCACCGTGTGGCCGTTCTCGAGGAAGGCATGAAGTATCAGCCTATAGGCATCTCCCCCGAGCAGGCGCAGTTTTTGGAAACGCGGAAATTTCAGATAAACGAAATCGCCCGTATTTTCAGAGTACCGCCCCACATGCTTGCCGATTTGGAGAAATCCTCCTTCAGCAACATCGAGCAGCAGTCGCTTGAGTTTGTAAAGTACACGCTCGACCCGTGGGTAGTGCGCTGGGAGCAATCCATGTGCCGTGCATTGCTTACGGAAAGCGAAAAGCCGACTGTTTTCATTAAGTTTAATGTGGACGGCTTGCTTCGAGGCGACTATGTGTCCCGCATGAATGGATACGCAACTGCAAGGCAGAACGGATGGATGAGCGCAAACGATATCCGTGAGCTTGAAAACCTAAACCGCATTCCGGCGGAACTTGGGGGCGATCTTTACCTCATCAACGGCGCGATGACAAAATTACAGGACGCTGGCGCGTTCGCAAATTCTACAAGATTGGAGGAAACCGAATGAAGAAATTTTGGAACTGGGTGCGGGATGAAGAGTCAGGCACCCGAACGCTATACCTCGACGGCGTGATTGCAGAAGAGTCCTGGTTTGATGATGATATCACCCCTAAGGCTTTCAAAGCTGATTTGGATGCCGGTGAGGGTGATATTGTTATTTGGCTCAACTCTCCCGGAGGTGACTGTGTCGCTGCAAGTCAGATTTATGCAATGCTCATGGACTATAAAGGCAAGGTCACAGTCAAGATCGACGGCATTGCCGCATCAGCGGCGAGTGTCGTGGCGATGGCGGGAACTGAGGTGTTGATGGCTCCTACCGCTCTCATGATGGTGCATAACCCGCTGACAATTGCTATCGGCGACAGCGAGGAAATGCAGAAAGCTATTGCCATGCTCTCGGAAGTCAAGGAAAGCATCATCAATGCCTATGAAATCAAGACCGGGCAGTCCCGCGCTAAGCTCTCCCACCTCATGGATGCCGAAACATGGCTAAATGCCAACAAAGCAATAGAACTCGGCTTTGCAGACGGTATTCTGGAGGATGAGAAAAAGCGGGTGCAAGCAGAAAATGTCACATATGCTTTCAGCCGCCGGGCTGTTACAAACTCCTTGCTGGACAAAGTTAAACCCAAATTGCCGAGACAGAAAACAAACACCCCGACCGCCTCCAAAGCCACTCCTGCGGAATGGCTTGAGAAGCGGCTTTCTTTACTTCAACACTAAATTTTGAGGAGGAATAACACATGAGTAAAATTCTTGAACTGCGCGAAAAGCGCGCAAAAGCGTGGGAAGCCGCTAAGGCTTTTCTTGATGCCAAGCGGGGCGCGGACGGTATGGTATCGGCCGAGGATACCGCTACCTACGACAAAATGGAAGCCGATGTTGTGGCACTCGGCAAGGAAATTGAACGGCTCGAAAAACAAGAAGCCATTGACCGCGAGCTTTCAAAGCCGCTCAACACACCTCTCACAACCAAACCTGCTGTACCCGGTGCAGACGCAAAAACAGGCAGAGCCTCAGATGAGTATAAGAAGGCATTCTGGAATGTAATGCGTTCTAAAAATCCGCATTACGACGTAGTGAACGCTCTGCAGATAGGAAGCGACAGTGAAGGCGGTTATCTTGTACCGGATGAATTTGAACGCACACTCGTACAAGCTTTGGAAGAAGAAAATATCTTCCGTAAGCTGGCGAAGATCATTCAGACATCCAGCGGTGACCGCAAAATACCGGTGGTGACCACACACGGTTCCGCTTCTTGGCTCGACGAAGAAGAACTCTATCCCGAAAGCGATGAGGTTTTCGGTCAGACATCTATCGGAGCATACAAACTCGGTACCTTCATCAAGGTGTCCGATGAGCTGCTCAACGACTCGGTCTTCGACCTGCAGAGCTATATCAGCACCGAATTTGCCCGCCGTATCGGATCTAAGGAAGAGGAAGCCTTCTTTGTGGGCGACGGCTCGGGTAAACCCACGGGTATTTTCGCTGCGGTGGGAGGCGCACAGCTTGGAGTTACGGCAGCAAGTGCAACCGCAATTACTGTGGATGAGGTTCTCGACCTCTTCTATTCCTTGAAATCTCCTTACCGTAAGAAGGCTGTATTCGTGATGAACGACTCCACGGTTAAGGCAATTCGCAAACTAAAGGACGGTCAGGGTCAATACCTGTGGCAGCCTTCGTTGACCGCAGGCACCCCCGACACCATCCTGAACCGCCCCGTCTACACCTCGTCATATGTACCGGCAATTGAAGCGGGCGCTAAGACCATTGCATTTGGAGATTTCGGCTACTATTGGATTGCTGATAGACAGGGACGCTCCTTCAAGCGCTTGAACGAGCTGTTCGCTACCACAGGTCAGGTAGGTTTTATGGCTACCCAGCGTGTAGACGGCAAACTGATTCTGCCGGAGGCTATCAAAGTTCTTCAGCAGAAAGCGTAATGGAGGTGCGACATGAGTTACAACACAAAGAACTACACCGAACAGGGCGGTGAAAAAACCGTTATCGGCGGAACGCTTGAAATTAAGGAGGGAGCCTCGGTAACGGGGCTTACCTCCACCGCCGCGCCCGCTTCTGAAACGGCTCTCGGCGGAGTAAAAGCAGCCCCCGCCGGTGAGGGTGATACCGTCGAAGTAAAAATCGGTGAAAATGGTAAGCTGTATGCCCCGGCATATCCTGCCACTGCTACGGAATCGGCCGCCGGATTGGTGAAAATGGCTGCAAATCAAGCAGACAGTACAGCTGAGGACACAGCCGCACTTGTCACGGATTTCAATGCTCTGCTTGCAAAACTGAAAGCTGCGGGTCTTATGACGGCAGACGAAGAATGATCGAGAGGAGGCGGACGGCATGACAACAGATAATCTTCTCCCAAAAGTAAAAGAAAACTTGATTCTGGCACATGATGCTGACGATGGACTTCTGCTGCATTACATCAAGGCTGCCATCTCTTATGCGGAAAGTTACCAGCATGTTGCTGAGGGCTACTACACTGAAAATATTATGCCGCCCACCACGGAACAGGCAGTGATCATGCTGTCGAGCCATTTCTACGAGAGCAGAGATGGCTCGACAGCTGGCTTCTTTGCAGATAGCGTGCAGGCAGGCCAACAGGTTTGGAACACGGTGAACCTGCTGCTCCGACTCGACCGGAATTGGAAGGTGTAGATTATGAGCTTTGGAAAGATGAACGCCTTTATAGATATTATTGAGAAAGTAACTGTAAAGGATTCAGAAGGATTCAGCACTGAGATTGACAATATTGTTGCTTCTGTCAAAGCATATCGCGAAGGTCGGCACGGCACTGAAATATGGGCGAACAGAGCCGCATTTTCCGAAGCCACTGACCTTTTCCGTTTCCGCTGTATTCCTGGTGTCACCGTTACGACTGCAATGCTGATTGTATGTGAAGACGGTCGGTTTGAGATTACCTCGGTAGAAGATGTCAAAGGCCGAGGAATGTACATTGAAGTACTCGCAAAGGAGGTAAAGCCCAGTGGCTAAAGTAACCATAAAGATGCCGGAGGACTTTCTCCTGAGGGTTTCACGGTTGAATGAAAAAACCGATGAAATAATCCCACGTGTACTTAAGGCTGGCGGTGAGATCGTACTTGACAAAATAAAATCCAATCTGGATTCAGCGGTCGGACGTGACACTAAGTATCCGTCGCGTTCCACCGGCCAGCTTGCAGCATCATTGGGACTTTCACCCGTCCTGCAGGACAGAGATGGCAACCACAACATTAAGATAGGCTTTTCCGAACCGCGCCGTGATGGAGACAGCAATGCTAAAATAGCCAATATCATCGAGTACGGGAGATCGGGTCAACCGGCGAAACCGTTCTTAAAGCCAGCAAAAAGCACCGGCAGGCAACCCTGTATCGAAGCAATGAAGGCAAAGCTGGACGAGGAGGTAAATAAGATATGAGCATACTTTCGGATTTGAACGACGTTCTGGAACCGCTTCATATTCCTATTGAGACCGGTGTGTTCAGCGGTGTGCCCCCTGACGAGTATCTGGTTTTTATCCCTCTCACGGACATATTTGAAGTCTATGCAGATAACCGCCCCGGCTTTGACGTACAGGAAGTGCGGATATCGATTTTTTCAAAAGGAAATTACCAGCAGCGGAAAAGACAGATCACCACGGCTCTGGTGAACGCAGATTTCACTATAACCGAACGACGGTATATCGGACATGAGGACGATACCGGCTATCACCACTACGTCATCGATGTGGCGAAAAATTATGGATTGGAGGAATAACACATGGCAACTATCGGTCTTGACAGGCTATACTATTCAAAAATAACCGAAGATTCCAACGGAGAAGAAACATACGGAACGCCTGCCGTACTCGCCAAGGCTATTTCTGCCGAGCTTTCGGTGGAATTGGTGGAGGCAATATTATATGCGGATGACGGTGCCGCAGAAGTTGTGAAAGACTTTAACAGCGGGACTCTTACCCTCGGTGTAGATGACATCGGCCCGACTGTCGCAGCGGATCTCACCGGAGCATCTACCGATGACAACGGTGTGCTGATCTCCGCCAGCGAGAATGTAGGCTCACCCGTTGCAGTCGGCTTCAGAGCTCAAAAGGCCAATGGCACATACCGGTATTTCTGGCTCTATCGCGTGAAGTTCGGTCTGCCTGCAACTAACCTGCAGACAAAGGCGGATTCCATCACCTTCTCTACGCCGACTATCGAAGGAACAGTCATGCGCAGGAACAAACTGGACGGTATGGGAAAGCACCCATGGAAAGCGGAGGTCACCGAAGGCGATCCGGGTGTATCTTCCGCCACTATAACCGGTTGGTTCACGGAAGTTTATGAGCCGGTCTACACACCGGAACCTTAGGAGGACTGAGCTATGGATAACGTCATTTTTGCAAATGCCGCCGAAAGAAGCGCCGCAATCAATATCGGCGGCAAGGAGTATGAACTGGTTCTGACCACACGTGCGACAAAAGCGATTGCCGGTCGTTACGGTGGCCTTGAAAACCTCGGGGAAAAACTGATGAAATCCGAGAACTTCGAGATGGCTCTGGATGAGATTGTTTGGTTAATCACGCTGCTTGCAAATCAGTCAATTTTGATTCGAAACCTTAAGAATAAGAACGCACCGGAGGAACTTCTCACCGAGGAAGAAGTTGAACTTCTCACTTCACCGCTTGACTTGGCGGCATATAAAAACGCTATTACTGAGGCGATGTTTAAAGGCACAAAGCGCGATGTGGAGAGCGAGGAAGAAACCCCAAAAAACGCGGAAGTCGGGTAACGGACGCAGAAGTCTTTACCCGGCTTCTTTATTATGGAACAGTTCAGATGGGCATGGACGCAGAGGAATTCTGGCTTATGCCTATCGGACTGTTTTTTGATTTATGGGCTTGCCACAAGCAATGGCACGGCATTGAAAAGCCGAAGAAAATCCGGACCATCGACGATATTATCCCGCCAGGTATTTAGGAGGAGGTGAAGGCATGGCAGACAATTTTGGCCTAAAAATAGGCATTGAGGGCGAGCGCGAGTTCAAGAACGCCCTGCGAGATATCAATCAGTCCTTTAAAGTACTGGGCAGTGAAATGACCCTTGTGACCAGTCAGTTCGATAAGAACGATAAATCCATACAGTCGGTCACTGCTCGGAATGCGGTTCTAAATAAAGAAATTGACGCTCAGAAGGATAAAATTTCTACCCTTAAGGCTGCTCTTGACAATGCCTCCTCCTCATTTGGTGAAAATGACCGCCGTACTCAGAATTGGCAGATTCAGTTAAACAAGGCTCAAGCTGAACTCAACGAGATGGAGCGGGAACTTGAACAGTCCACAATCGAAGCTGATAAACTCGGTGATGAATTAGACGATTCCGGCAAAAGTGCAGAAGATGCCGGTGGTAGGTTTGAGAAACTTGGCGGTGTGCTTAAAGGCATTGGTGTTGCGATGGGTGCTGTTGCCGTTGCTGCCGGGGTTGCCGCTATCAAATTGGGCAAAGAGGTTGTACAGCAATTTGGTGAGCTTGAACAGAACCTTGGTGGCTCTGAGGCTGTGTTCGGTGCTTACGCGGCATCGATTCAAAAAACCGGTGAAGAAGCCTATAAAAACCTTGGTGTATCTCAAAGCGAGTATCTTGCGACTGCCAATAAAATGGGGGCACTGTTCCAAGGCTCCGGCATCGAACAGCGAAAAAGCCTCGAGCTAACAGAAAAAGCCATGCAACGTGCTGCTGATATGGCATCCGTTATGGGTATAGATATGTCCACTGCTATGGAAGCAGTCACGGGTGCGGCAAAAGGCAACTTCACCATGATGGATAACCTCGGTGTTGCCATGAACGCGACAAACATTCAAGCTTATGCCCTTGCAAAGGGGTTGGATTTCACTTGGAACACCGCTACACAAGCTGAAAAAGCCGAAGTCGCAATGCAAATGTTTTTTGAGAACACTGAGCAATATGCCGGAAACTTTGCGAGGGAGTCAACTCAGACAATTACCGGTTCCATTGGATTGCTACAAGCAGCGCTTGGCTCTTTCACAGCCGGACTTGGCAATGCTAATGCTGACATGACAAACCTCACGGAGAATCTTGTAGATGCTTTCCAATCGGTTGTCACTAATATCGTACCGGTCTTAGAGAATATCGTAGCGGCATTACCAACAGCAACAGGCGCAATTTTAGAAGCAGTAGCTGACTTGCTTCCCTTGTTACTTGAAACTGTCACAAGCATATTCACACAGGTATTGGAAACCATTTTGAACCTCTTGCCTGAACTTATACCGGCGGCAGTTAGTGCTCTAATGACGATTGTCGGGGCATTGATTGATAATCTTCCATTACTAATAAATGCCGCAATAGAACTGGTCACAGCGCTTGTGGAGGGTATTGGCATAGCTTTACCGCAGCTCATACCCGCAGCGGTTTCGGCTGTCACGAAGATTGTCCAAGGGTTGATTGAGAATCTGCCAATGCTGCTGGATGCGGCTTTGCAGTTGATTATAGGATTAGCACAGGGATTGGTTGATGCAATACCTCAGCTTGTTTCTGCCCTGCCTGCCATCATCAAAGCCGTGGTGGATTTTCTTATTGAATCCATTCCAGAGATTATCGATGCGGGTATTCAATTACTGACCTCACTGGTGACAGCATTGCCTGCCATTATTACGGCAGTTGTGGAAGCAATTCCGCAGATCATTGACAGCATTATCAGTGCAGTCATTGGGTCGATTCCCTTGATTATTGATGCAGGCATCCGGCTTTTGATATCGCTAATTCAGGCACTTCCTCAGATTATTACTACTGTTGTAGCCGCGATTCCGAAGATCATAACATCGCTGGTGAATGCCATTATTGGTAACATCGACAAAATCATTTTAGCCGGTGTTCAGCTGCTTGTGGCCTTGATTGCAAACCTGCCAAGGATAATCGTGGAGGTTGTTAAGGCAGTTCCGCAGATCATCTCTGGTCTGATAAGAGCCTTTACTGGTTATATCGGTCAAATGGCTCAAGTGGGCGGTAATCTTATTAAAGGTTTGTGGAATGGTATTTCAGACGCAGGTGCATGGCTATGGAATAAGATATCGGGTTTCTTTAGTAATGTGGTATCAAAGATTAAGAACTTTTTCGGCATCAACTCTCCCTCAACTCTGTTTGCCGGAATTGGCCAAAACATGGGTGAAGGCATCGGTGTGGGTTTTGAAGATGCAATGGCAGCAGTTTCAAGAGATATGCAAAATGCGATACCCACAAACTTTGATTTGAATTACAGAGGTTTGTCGAGACAAGGCAGTGCCGCCAGTACAAACATTACTCAAAATCTCTCTGTGGTTACGCCAAAAGCTCTATCCGAAAAAGAACTGGCTCGGGAGTTCAAAAACCTCTCCCGCAAGCTGGCACTTGAGTATTAAAAGGGGGTCTGACAGTGCAACTTACTTATATTAACGCGGATGGCCGGAGCATCACGCTCAAACAAAGCCGCCCGTATTTTCTAACCAAGATAGATGGAACAGGCAACATACGTCAGACCGTTAACACCTTCAAGGCACCGGATCAGGACGGTGCTTTTTATATATCCTCCACACTTGATATGCGCAACATCATATTGGAGGGCAAGGTCTTAGCAAACACACCTGACGAGGCCTATGCTTGGAGGCAACGCTTCATTCAGATATTTAGCCCTAAACTGAATGGAACGCTCATCTACCGTAATAGGCAAATTGCCTGCGTTGTAGAAGAAGCGGGTTTTACCGTTTCCACCAGGCAGAGGATACCCAACTTTTTCGTCAGCCTCCTTTGCCCGTCTCCCTTTTTCGAGACGCTGGATGAAGTGCGTGAGGAGCTGGCCTCTTGGATACCGCTGTTTGAATTTGAACTGGAGATACCGGAAAGCGGCATGGAGTTTGGAATGCGCCAACCCAGTCAGATCATCACGGTAGACAACATCGGCGATGTTTCCTGCGGCTGTGAGATTGTGTTCCAAGCGCTGGGGACGGTGACCAATCCGGAACTACTAAACATTGATACCGGTGAATACATCCGACTTCTTACAACGATGAATGCCGGGGATGAACTTCGTGTATATACCCATTTTGCCGGTAAACGGGTGGTTAGCGTTAACGGCTCTGTGGTAACGAATGCTTTTTCCTTACTGGACACCGACTCGGTATTTTTCCAGCTTGCAGCAGGCATTAACACTTTGCGCTACGATGCTTCAGTCAATATGGAACTGCTGGAAGTAAGCATTTATTATCGACCACAATTTTTGGGGGTGTGAGTATGCAGCTATATATTTACAATTCAAACCGGGAGCTTATGGGTATTGTTGAATCTTTCGAATACCTGCGTTGGACTCGGCGTTACTCCCAGTGTGGTTCATTTGAGTTAAAGGCCATAGCAACACCGGAGAACACTGCACTCTTAAAAGAAGGAAATATCATTTGGAAGAACGATGACGAAGAGGCCGGTATTATTGAACATTTAAAACTTTCTCAGACGGAGCAGGAATTTATCACGGCGAGTGGTCGCTTTGCAACATCCTTTCTCTCCCGCCGCATTTTATGGCAAACTGAGAAGTTATCCGGTGATCTTTCTGCCTGTGTTCTGCAGCTTATAAATAATAATCTCATCAGCCCTACCGATGCAGCACGGAAGATTAACGGAATAGCCTTCTCGTCTCCAAACTTAGGTGTACCCGTTAGTACCCAGATATCATACCGAAATCTGATGGATGCGGTGACGGAACTTTGTACCACTTCAGATATTGGCATTAAGACTGTGTTCACTCCGGCTACAGGTATCTTTACGGTGACTCTGTATAACGGGGGCAATTCACAGGCGGTGTTCTCCAAGGAGTACGAAAATCTGACTGAACAGATATACACAGAGAGTGCAGCGGATTATGCCAATACCGCACTCATTGGCGGTGAAGGTGAAGGCGCAGACCGTACATTTGTTGCCATCACAAGCGGCTCCGGAGAGACACGCCGTGAAATCTTCGTCGATGCTAAAGACCTAAGAGCTGAGGATTTCGGAACAGATTACATCGATACTTTGACTTTTAGAGGTCAGAGCAAGCTAAATGAGCAGGCAATACGATATTCGTTCGACACATCGGTCAACCCTCACGGCAATTTGACATACAAAATAGACTTCGATCTTGGGCAGACAGTCAAAGTCATCTCCAAAGAATGGGGTGTTTCCATGACTACGCGAATCACTGAGATCGAAGAAAACTATGATGCGGACGGTCAGAGCATTAGTGTAGTGTTCGGTAAGTCTGAGCTCACAATAGCTCAGAAAATCCGCTCCGACATGAGCGAGGTTAAAACAGCACTATCAGCCCCAACCGGCATATCCGAAGTGACGGAAGCCCTGGGAGTCGTGGAAGGAACGCTGAGTGATGTGGAGGGAACCTTAGGTGAAGTAGAAGGAACACTTAGTACTGTAGAGGAAACCTTGGGCGACTTGATGGTTGTAAACCCTCAAATCAAAGGTGATGATTTTGCGGATACCATTAACAACCTGTTTGGAAAGATCCCTAAACTTGAAATAATCGTAGGCGCAGGCACCATATCGGTCGGTCAATATGCCCTGCATAATATGGTACCGGGAGATGCCTTTTACTTTACCTCTTGGAGCGGTAACAAGTTCAGTGACCAACCCAGTGATGATGGGCATGTTTTTCTGATTAAGCACAGTGGGGACAACACAGGTAACGGCTATCAGCGAGCGATGGGTTTCTTTATATCCCGCAATACCATGACGTTTTATGTAATTTCCGTTTTCGTATTTAATAATCCGTCCGGTCAGGCGAACTGGCTAAGCTTTCCACTCGGTGCACTCACAGACATAGCCGCCGCGGTTCGAGGAAGTACCTTTGCGGCCAGTATTAACAATGTCTATAACGCACCGGTATCGGGGACGAGGATTGCTAATGGTGCTGTCACTACTGCAAAGATGGCTCAGGAAGCTGACACCTCGCTTACTTACTCTCTTGGTAGCGGAGTGACCATGGGCTTTAATATGTCATTTGTGAATAAGGGTGTTGTCTCGATCGGTATGCAGATCAATGTTGGTGCTTCGGGAGTTCCCTCCGGTGAAACGATTCTAACAATAACAAACCCGAACTTTTACCCCTACTCGACTGTACGTTCTGTGGCGACTACGGTCGGTGGAAGCGGTACCAGTATGCCGATTACGATCAACGCAAGCGGTGTGGTGGCAAACGCCGCCGCTTCCACACTGCCTACGGGGTTTTACCTTATATCTTGCTCTTATGCGAGAGCTTAACGGGAGGAAATCAGTATGGAGAAAAGCGGTTTTTTCAACTCAACTGACGGAGATAGAGTCTATAACGCAGCGGACTTTGCAGCATATTTCGGAAGCCTCGTCTCCAACGGTGTTTTTTATATGACAGCAACAAATTTGCAGGTGACGCCGGCAAATGGATTGGCTGTGAGCGTGGCAGCAGGAAGCGCATGGATTAACGGGTACCGATACGAGAATACGGATGACCTGAATATTCCGCTGACAACGGCAAACGGAAGCAATCCTCGTATTGATCGGATTGTTGTCCGATTAAGTCAGATCAGCCGAAGCATTCAGATTGCTGTTGTCGACGGGATACCCGCTGCAACACCTGTTGCTCCGGCCTTGACAAGAACCAGCGATATCTATGAACTCGGAATCGCTGACGTGCTTGTACCGACAGCAGCCACATCGATAGTTTCAAATAACATTACTGATACTCGCATGAATACCAACCTTTGCGGTTTGGTAAACTCGCTGGTTTCGGCGGTATATGAATAGGAGGTGAATCACCGTGGCGGATATTAATGGTGTAACTCTACAAGCAGGCACCGCTCCTACTGTTATCTACACTATTACCTATACCAAGAGTCGCCCGAACAATAACCAGATGACCTATAACTTCACCATTTCCGCTGCCTTAGGTTCATCGGGCTCCTTCATTCATAATGGTTATGCTCTGCTATGTACAATGACTGTAAACGGGTATTCATCTCAAGTTCGCATCAAGGCGGTAGACGGAGATAACTGGGACGGAACAACACCTAGACTTAGATATGTTTCTGTGACCTGTCCTTCCACTACAGGAAACACTGAGCAAGGCGTACGCTTTCGTGTCGTATCGGACGGCAGACTAACCCTCACTTCCGGGGTCATCGACACCTCAAGCTATACGGTCTTAAGCTCACCACTCTTGACAACAGCCTGTGGTGCTCCAACTTCTTGTTCGGTAAGTCCCGTACTCGCAGAGGGTGGGGTTACTCTTTCGTGGAGCGGGGCATCCGGCGGTATAAGTAACACGATTTCCAGCTATGAGATTCAATACAGTGAATCCACCGATAACTTCACATGGGGAGCATGGATGCCTCTGGCTACAGTTTCAACCACAGCAACAAGTGGTAGCGTGGCTACATCACCTCCATCAACAAGAGGAAATTACCGTAGGTTTCAAGTACGGACTCGTGGCACAGCAGGTGCAAGTTATTATTCCGGCTGGAAAGTATCAACGAACTCCGTCAGAAGAAATACAGCGCCGAAGGCACCAACGACGGCTGTTTCATCCCCTGCAGCATATAGCGATGAAACCATTACACTGACTTGGAGTGGAGCGTCGGGCGGCACCAGTCCGGTCAAAGGCTACCAGATTGCCAGACGCACATCAACGGATAACAGCACATGGACTGCATGGAATGTACTGACCACGCTGGAATTGGCGGCAAGCGGAGGCAGTTACAATCCAAACGTATCAAGGGTTCCGGGAACATATACTCAATTTGGCATTTGGACGATAGATACATTTGACGTTTATTCGGTGGAGAAGATCAGTAACAGTATCTATTGCGATATCACTGCTTGTGGTGCACCGACCGTTTGCACAGTAAGCGCAACGTTATCCGAAGGAAATGTTACTCTCTCTTGGAGCGGAGCATCCGGCGGTGCAGGAAATGCTATCACATCCTATGAAATCCAGTATTGTGATTCAACAGATAACAGCAACTGGGGTGATTGGATAGCACTGACTACAGTAAGCACCTCTGCAACAAGTAGCATCTTAAGTGTCAGCCCACCGTCAACACGAGGGAATTATCGCCGTTTCCGGATAAAAACTCGGGGTGCAGCCGGTGAAAATTTCTACTCTGACTGGACTGTTTCAAGCAACACTGTCCGCAGAAATACACTGCCTACACCTCCTACCTCTTTTACCGCTACTCCTGCCATCTACGAATCTGCCACTGTTACTCTTTCATGGAGCGGAACGATACCCGGAACCAGCGCTATCAAGCAGTATGTCATTCAGCGATCAACTTCAACGGACGGGATTAACTGGTCAGCATACGAAGCTCTGACAATCGTCGTTTCAAGTGCCACCTCTGGGACATATACAACGAGTGCTTCTCAGATAGCAGGAACATATACCCGCTACCGCATCAGCGTAACCGATACGCTGGATGCAGTCTCTGGTTATGTAGTAAGCGGCACTGTAAAGAAAAACAGTCCGCCGACTGCTCCGGTAATTGTATGCCCGGTATCCGGCAGTTCCGGTTACAATACCACTCCACGGTTTATGATAACTACGGGAATTGAACCGGACGGTCAGACACAGATTGTGGAAGTTAAAATCGATACGGGGGCTTGGGTTAACAGCGTAGACAATCCTGAGATGTTTTCCGTAAGCGGTTATCTGGGCAATGGTGTCAATACGGTGTATCAAGCGACAACATTGAGTGCAGGAAGCCATACTGTGACCGTCCGCTGCCTTGATAGCGATATCGGGTCATCGAGTCCGGAGGTTGTGCGGAGCTTTACTGTAATACTGCCTCCATTTGAGACGATCACAGCGAACGACACACATGTGAAGGCAACACATATTCAAACGCTCCGAATCGCTGTAAATACGATACGCAGCTATTACAACCTGTCACCGGTAGCTTGGAGTGAGGATATTATTGCCGGAAAAACCGCGGTTAAGAACTGGCCGTTCCATATCATGGAGCTTCGAAAAGCCATCGAATCTGTTATTACAACAATCAACAGCTTTGATTCCTCGACGACCTTTGATATCCCGCCCATAACATGGCTACCCATTGGAACAGGACGGCCAAGAGCGGACGTGATGCAACAGATTCAGAACTTAATCTTAATGCTTTAGACAAAATTCATCTATGGCGCTCTCGTATTATGCGGGAGCGCTTTTTATTGCTCAGATAATTTTAATTGGCTGAGCAATTATACACCAAAATTCATGAAACGGAGGTATTTCAAATGAAAGAGATATGGAATTGGATACAGATAGCCATTGCCGCTGTCGGTGCTTTTCTTGGGTGGTTTCTCGGTGGGTTGGATGGATTCCTTTATGCGCTCATAGCCTTTGTGGCCATAGATTACGTGACCGGAGTGCTCTGTGCCATTGTAGATAAAAAGCTATCCAGTGAAATCGGTGCAAAAGGCATCTTCAAAAAGGTACTTATTTTTGCAATGGTGGGTGTAGCCCATATCCTTGATACGCAGATACTGGGTAGTGCTGGAGACAATGGTGGCGTACTTCGGACTGCAGTAATCTTCTTCTACTTGAGCAATGAGGGTGTTTCCATTTTGGAGAATGCAAGCCATATCGGGCTTCCCATACCCGAAAAATTCAAGGAGGTTCTAAAACAGCTGCATGGCCGTGATGATGAACCTCGTAAGCCGGGTGATGAAAATGATTGATTTAACTAAAGCATCAACAGTGTTTATCGGCAGACGCGGCGAACACAACTTTCGTAATCTTGAGTTTGATGTTTCGAGCTTGCTGGATGGCACATACCCCGGAGCCGCCTTAACTGCTATATACTTTGCGATCTGAAGTTTACCTACCATCTATATCCCACTTCTCTTACAACAGACATAAACACTTGAATTGTGAGGTGATCATAATGAATTTGCACAAGTTAATACTTACAAATAACGCCTGCTACAAAGCAGGTAAAACGATAATCCCTAAAGGAATTATGGTGCATTCCACTGGAGCAAATAATCCGTGGCTGAAACGTTATGTCGGCCCGGATGACGGTTTGCTTGGTAAGAATCAGTACAATAACCATTGGAATCAGGATAAGCCCGGAGGACGGCAGGTCTGTGTTCATGCCTTCATCGGAAAGCTGGCGAACGGAACAGTCGCCACATATCAGACCTTGCCGTGGAATTATCGAGGCTGGCATGGCGGCTCCGGTTCAAAAGGCTCAGTCAACGATACTCATATCAGTTTTGAAATTTGTGAAGATGGCTTGACTGATGCTGCTTACTTCAATGCTGTATATAAAGAAGCAGCTGAATTATGCGCCTATCTCTGCAAAGAGTACAAGCTCGATCCAATGGCAGATGGCGTGATCATTGGGCATTACGAAGGGCACAAGCGTGGTATCGCCAGTAACCATGCCGACCCCGGGCACTGGTTTCCTAAACACAGGAAGTCAATGGATACTTTCCGTGCCGAAGTTAAAAAGTTGCTATCGGTAACAGAAGTGACTACCACCACCGATCCAAAGAAACTGTACCGAGTTCAAGTCGGTGCATACTCTGTCAAAGCAAATGCTGACGCCATGCTCAAGAAGGTTAAGGCGGCAGGATTTAAGGATGCTTTCATTAAATATTCGTGATAACTATTATCAAGCCCGCGGAGTGTAAAAACTCTGCGGGCTTTTTTTATTTATAGGTGTATAAAACGCTCCACTTTTCTCCGTATAGCGAGGAGGTGGTTTCTCATGTTCAATGAACAGAAACTTGAGTTAATGCGTTGCCCTATTGGCGAAGGGCTGAAAATCGATGGTGAAGTGAACGCTACTCCGCATGAGCAAATGCAGCGCGAAGTTGATTATGTGAGAGCACAGCAAATACTCACTTCTATGCTTGAGAAAGATTTAATTACCTTGTCGGAATTCAACAAGATAACCGAATTAAATCGCAAAACTTTCTCGCCGCTATTAGCCGAGATTATGCCTTGAAATCGTTGATATAACTTCGTTTCAGAGGTAATATGTCACACTGACTAAGGAGGTGAGAATTTGAAAAAGGTAACGAAAATTGCTCAAAACAAGACCAATTTAACCGAACAGACTAAGTTGCGGGTTGCGGCCTACTGCCGTGTATCTACCGACAGTGATGAACAACTCGAAAGTCTGGATGCTCAAATAAAGCATTACGAATCCTACGTCAATGCAAATCCTGAGTGGGAGTTCGCCGGGCTCTATTATGATGAGGGCATCTCCGGAACAAAAAAGGAAAAGCGGCCTGAATTGCTTCGAATGATTGCAGACTGTGAAGACAGAAAAATAGACCTCATTGTAACGAAGTCTATCAGCAGATTTGCTCGAAATACAACCGATTGTCTTGAACTGGTCAGAAAGCTACTTGACCTTGATGTTTTCATTTTTTTTGAGAAAGAAAATATTAACACCGGGTCAATGGAAAGCGAACTCATGCTGTCAATCCTGTCTGGACTGGCCGAAAGCGAATCGGTCTCCATCTCCGAGAACAACAAATGGTCGATTAAGCGCAGATTCCAAAATGGTACATATAAAATATCTTATCCGCCTTACGGCTACGACAATGTGGATGGAGAAATGGTTATCAATAAGTCTCAAGCTAAAATTGTCCGCTTCATCTTTGCCGAGATTTTGTCCGGCAAGGGTACCCACAAAATTGCTAATGAGTTGAACAGACGAAAGGTACCGACCAAAAAAGGCGGTCGTTGGACATCAACGACTATACGCGGGATGGTTAGTAATGAAAAGTACACAGGTGATGTCATTTTTCAAAAGACCTATACTGATGAGTACTTCAACCGCCATAACAACAATGGAGAAAAAGACCAATATCTAATTCGAAATCATCACGAGCCGATTATCAGTCATGAGGATTTTGAGACCGCACAGGATATTATTGATCAGCGTGCTAAGGAAAAAGGGCTGGAAAAGCAAAACACAAAGTATCAGAACCGTTATTCCTTTTCAGGCAAAATCACCTGTGGCCAGTGCGGTGGCACATTTAAACGCAGAAGTCACTCAAGCGGAAGACATCGAATCGCTTGGTGCTGCTCCACTCATATCGCAAACATCAAGAAATGCTCTATGAAGTATGTGCCGGAGTCTGCTATTGAATATGCGTTTGTTACCATGATGAACAAGCTCATTTTCGGACATGCAGTTGTTCTAAAACCATTGTTAGTCAGTCTGCGTGGGATGAGTTCCGATGAAACACTGGAAAACATACGTGCGCTTGACAAGAAGCTTGAAGAAAACACAGAACAGCGAAATGTCCTGGTTGGGCTGATGACCAAAGGCTATCTTGAGCCTGCCGTTTACAATAAGAGCAATAACGAATTGTTGCAAGAGGCAGAACGGCTACGCCGCCAAAAAGAATCCATAACGCGATTCCTGAATAATGACTTTCAAAACCTAAGTGAGGTCAGCGCTTTGCTGCAGTATGCTACCAAAGCATCAATGCTAACGGGTTTTGACGGTGAACTGTTTAAACGTTATGTGGAGAAAGTTCTTGTTTATTCTCGTGAAGAAATCGGATTCGAACTAAAATGCGGAATTACTCTAAAAGAAAGGCTGGTGAGGTAAATGAGTCATACACCATTCGGCTACCGTATTGAAAACGGAAAAGCCGTAATTGATAAAGAGGCTGCAGAACAGCTTAAGACCTTGTTTGATTCTTATTTGTCCGGTGATTCGTTAGCTACGGCCGCAAAAAAAGCGGGTATTAAAGCTTTCCATTCCGGTATCGGCAGGATGCTACGAAATACCCGATACTTCGGTGATGAGTTTTATCCGCCGATTATTGACAAAGACACTTTCAACACTGCCGAGGCGGAACGAATTATGCGGGCGGAAAGACTCGGCCGTACCAAAAAGTTTAAACAAGAAAAAGAGGTCGTCTATCCTACCATCTTTCGCATGAAAGAAGGAACAGAGAAACTCGACGACCCCTTCGGGCAGGCGGAATACGCCTACAGTTTAATTGAAATGGAGGTGAACAAGAATGGCAGTCAGTAAAAATGTCACCGTGATTCCGGCAAGAAAGCATACTCGCAAGAGCAAGGACGAGGAAAAACCGAAACTCCGCGTTGCTGCTTACTGCCGTGTTTCCACAGACAGCGATGAACAGGCTACCAGTTACGAAACGCAGATTGAACATTACACCGCCTACATACAAGGGCATCCTGACTGGGTGCTGGCGGGAATATTTGCGGACGACGGCATCTCGGGCACCAACACCAAAAAGCGTGAGGAATTCAACCGGATGATTGACGAGTGTATGGCTGGTAATATCGATATGATTATTACAAAGTCCATCAGCCGATTTGCCCGAAACACACTGGACTGTTTGAAATATATCCGTCAGCTCAAGGAGAAAAACATTCCCGTATATTTTGAAAAAGAAAATATAAACACCATGGATTCCAAGGGCGAAGTTCTGCTCACGATTATGGCATCCCTCGCCCAACAGGAAAGTCAGTCATTGAGCCAGAACGTAAAGCTGGGGTTACAATATCGCTACCAACAGGGTGAAATTCAAGTAAACTGCGCTCGGTTTCTCGGCTATACAAAGGATGAAAACAAGCGTCTCGTAGTCGTGCCCGAGGAAGCTGAAATCATCAAGCGCATTTACCGAGAATACCTTGAGGGTGCCAGTATGCTGAAAATCGCTCGCGGTTTGGAAGCAGACGGTATCCTTAACGGTGCGGGCAGGGAACGCTGGCATACAAGCAACATAAATCAGATCCTGCGAAACGAAAAGTACATCGGCGACGCTCTTTTACAGAAAACATATACGGTTGACTTCCTAACAAAAAAGCGGGTCAAGAACAACGGTATCGTTCCGCAGTACTATGTAGAAAATAGCCACGAAGCCATCATCCCGCGTGAAGTTTTCATGCAGGTGCAGGAGGAACTTGTTCGCCGCCGTATCGTCCACACCAGCCCGAACGGAAAGACCAGAACCTTCAGCAGCAATCACTGCTTTGCTCAGATAGTCATCTGCGGCAACTGCGGTGAAGTGTTCCGCAGGGTGCACTGGAACAACCGTGGTAAGAAATCCATCGTCTGGCGCTGTGTCAGCCGATTAGAAAACACCGGCCTTTTCTGCGATGCTCGCACGGTACCGGAAAGCACAATCGAGCAAGTGCTTGTCACCGCTATCAATCAGGCACTTTGCGATAAAGATTCTTTCTTCTCAACTCTACAGGATAACATTGCCACCATCATTACTCGTGAAGGTGACAAAGTCTTGGCAGATATCGATAAGCGGCTGGAAGAACTTCAAACGGAACTTCTGAAGCTTGCCACCTCCAATGCCGATTATGATAAAGTCGGCGATGAGATTCATCGACTACGTGACCAAAAGCAAAAGCTACTTCTTGAAAGCGCTAACCGAGATGAGCTCAAAAAGCGCATAACTGACATGAGCGTATTCCTCAAGAAGCAATCCACCGCCCTCGCCGAATACGACGAGCAGCTTATCCGGCGGCTGATTGAAAAGGTCACCATCTACGAGGACAAATTCACCGTGGAGTTCAAGTCTGGATTAACGGTGGATGTGGAGGGATAAAAGGCCAATAATCAACCTTAATAAATTGTAACGTGGAACGCTAACCTTTACTTTATATTATAAACATAATGGGAAGCTTAACAGCTTTCACGCTGCCTGTTGGAGGATTTCCTTTTGTATGTTCAGATAGTATTTAAGGTCGTCTGCGGTCTTGGCCTTGAAAGACTTTGGACGATTGATTAACTTTACATTGAAGCTGTTGGCCTGTGCCAAACGGATAGTGTAGTCAAAAATATAGTGGATCAGCTCGCTGAGTTGCGATGCTGGTATGTGAAGGTCGATACTCTTGTTCGGATTATGTTTTTCGATTTTCTCGATGGCTCCAATCAAAGCATTAAGCTCCTCTATGGTAAGCTTTCCATCCCGTGCTACATCAAGATAGTCTTGAAGTGCTACTCCGAACTGCTTTTCGAGCTCACGCTGCTTCCGATGGGATACATAGCTGATTGTACCAACTACTGCTCCACCTATAATCAGGACTCCACCAACAACGAACGTTCCTTTCTTATGCTCCCGGATGAAATCAATGGCTTTGCTTGCACCTTCTTTAGCAGCATCAGCAACCGCAGGGATGTGTTTGACAACCCGTTTGTTATTAATATTTTTTGCCATGCCGCAGAGTTCCAATGCTCCTGCCTTGACACCAGCATACGTTTTTTCATCAATATTCAGGTAAATGGGTACAACCGGCAT